CCGACACCCCTGCCTTGCATCTCATCAATAACTTGAAGGTCGGAAACGCCATTGACTTCGTAATGATGCCCAATGACTTCCATTTGATTCGTATTTGGATTGACGGCCATCGCATAAAAATCGGGGCCATTTTGCATATAGGTGACGCCATCTTTCTCACCGATCTCTTTTGCTGATCGAGGAAGCATCCCATCCATATCGCCCCAGCGAAAAGAATCGTAATCTGGGACGCGCTTGCCTGTTGGATTTATAGCATCAATGTAATTGTCGGCATTGCCAAAAATTAGCTTTCCAAGAGATTCCATCTCGCGCCACCGATAGATTTGCCAGCCTCTATACTACACCAGAAAGGTTTCTGCGAACAGGATCGCCCCATGAATCCGCTTGCTGCTTGTATCCCACAGCAAAATATCGCATGGCATCTGATCCATGAGACGTCCAATCATGCTTTGGCCGACCTCTCCAGGTCTTGCCCTTCTCGTCAAAGTCGCGCTGGTATTGACGCAATGCTTCAATCCCTCGATCACATTTCTCTGCATCAAACCAGCAACGGTTCAGCATCATCCTGACTTGTTGGATTCCATCGTCCACCATCAGCTTCGGTGCAATCTCAACAGGTCTGATACCCAGGCTATCTAAGGTTTCCAGACGAGACTTGCCTGTTCCAAGCTCTTTGACTTGAACATCGTGTGGCAGGATATGGTATTGATATGCGTACCCCTTCTCCTGCAAAACAGCAGCGTAATGCTCGAGACCGACCCCGCTGCTTTCGTAATAATCAATTGCATGGTAATCGCCATTTGGCTGCACTTGCATGAACCAAATTGCGGTGCTGTCGCCAATTCCTAAATCCCAGGACGTTATAACGCCATTAGAACGATCCCATCTCACATCTGTGATTCTGCCTTCCGTGGTAGCAGCCTTCATCTCTGTGCCGTAATAAGCTCCAGCAATCGCTGCTTCAAAGCTGCATTCGAACTCTTGATCATAGCGATCTTCGCCCATGACCTTCTTCGCTTCCTCCAGCTCCTCCTGATCGAGATAATCTGTCTCTGATGCCTTATGCATCGCGCAATACCAAGACGGATCATTCTGAGCCATATGGAAGGTTTCCCAGAATTCATTCTTTCCCTTTGGCGTCCCGATAAACGTGGCGCTTCCCTGGCGGTCTGAAAGGGCTGGTCGAATGACAGTCGGCCATGCGTTCAATGGGAAGTCCGCTGGCTCATCCAGGACAACGCTATCGAAGTAGAGTCCACGCATCGCATCGTAATTATCAGCTCCAAAGAGCCGCAGCCTTGCTCCATTCGGAAAATCGATTCGCAGCTCAGACTCATTGATGGCGATCCCTGGAATCACCTTGGTGAACTCTTTCGCATAATCCCAGACGATTGCTTTTGCCTGGCGATAATACGGAGCGATATAGGCAACCCTCACTTGAGACCTTGGCGTTGTCAGAGCAATGCGGATCAGATCATTGATCGCTGCAACCGTCTTCCCAAATCTCCGATGAGCCACGATGCAAGCAAAGCGCTGCTCCCTTTCGTGATAAGGAATCATCTCTGCTCGAGGCTTATAGGGGATCGTGATCACTTCTCCCATCCAAAGACCAATGGATTATCTGAATCACCTGAGAGAGTTATCGCCTGTTGATCGGTCTGGGCCAGGTTATTTTTGCCTAGCCAAACAAGCATGGTTGGATTGCCATCCATCGCTGCCTTCCACTGAGCGCGTCTCAATGAGGCCTTTCCTTCATGCTGATGCTTTTTATATAGCTCCGCAAAACTATCAGCTTCAAGCCAATCAGCTTCCTGGATTCTTCTGCTCAATGTGTCTTCTGAGAACCCAAAGATGCCGCAGATCTCTTCTGCTGTGCATTGGATGCGGATCAGGCCAATAATCTTTTCCCAATCCTGCTCAGAAAATTCAATCCTAGGTCTTCCAACCTTCGTATCGGTCATTTTCTTTCGCCTTGTAAATGGAGCGTGCTGGTCGGTAACGCTCCGCCCAGATCAGAGGGGTATCTCTGACTCCTGCTTTTTAGCACGCAGTTTTTTGGCCTTTGTACATCCTAGCGCCCATATCGTCAATCTTGCTGAATGGCAGAATTGGGACTGTCAGACGCTCCCTGGCCTTCGGGTTTAAGAAATAAATATACCGAAGCTGGAAGCCAGCTAATGTCTCAGCTCCTGTGAAATCTAATTTGCTGGTGCCATGCGATGCCGCAATGGTTCCGTCAGCTAAGCGCTTGATGGTCGAATTCTTCCTGACTGCCGTGAGGACAAATCCGCTGGCTCGATAAATCGTCCCATCTCCGCATTGCGTCCCATCAGCAAAAGAGATGATCCATTCAATATTCGGGTAATGCTTCTTGATGATCTTGAAGGCAATAGCCAGGGCTCTGCTCTCAGAGTTCCTGGGGAGCTTATCGCTGAAAGCCATCCGATTCAGCTCCAAGAAGTCATTGAACTTTGTCCCCTCTACCAATCCGATCAGCTTTCTTCGATCAATGGGCGGGCCGAATTGCATTGCCCCTTCCAGCTTCCCATCGAGGAAGACCCCAAGATGTACCTGGCTGATAGCTGCTGTCTTCCCGCTGTAATGGACTGACTTAACAACCTTCTCCGCTGCCTTGGCTGTGATCGGCTTGATCACGATATCTTTTGCACTAGCCATTCTGTGCCTCGAGCCATTGCTGGCAGATCAGAGCCAATGCGTTGCCATTGGAGTTTTCGTTAATTCCGGTATCAGAGAGGGGGTTTGTGCGGGCGAGCGTTACCGCATCGTCGATGAGCTGAACCTGTTCGTCATGAAGAACAAATGTCTTTTTCTGAAACGGCTCATTATCTCCTGAAGCAAGATCTGGAAGCTCTGCCTCTGCATCCTCATCAAATCGGATCATGCCAAGCTCATTCTCATCGAACCCCAGGATATTCAGATCAAAATCCAATTCATCCAGATTCTCGATCTCCAGGCGTAATGCCTCAAAATCCCAGCCAGCATTCAAAGCCAATTTGTTATCAGCGATAACCAGCGCTTTCTTCTGAGCCTCAGTCAATCCCTTAACGATGACAACAGGCACATCTTCCATCCCCAAGAGCTGAGCTGCTGCAATTCGGCCATGCCCTGCAATCAACCCATCCTCTTCGTCAACCAAGACTGGATTCGTAAAGCCAAACTCCTTCATCGATGACGCGAGCTGTTTAATCTGCTCCTCTGAATGCGTCCTGGAGTTGTTTACATACGGTATGAGCTGGCTGATTTTTCTAATGCCGTTTTTATACATTCGATTCCCCCTAACTCCTTAATTTTATTACTGATAACTCAAAAACTCAAGTCTTCCGACAGCTCCATTTTTGCGCTCTTCTTCCATTTTCTTGAGCTGCTCTCGATAGTGCTTAGCAATATCCTTCTCCTCGAGCTTTGAGACTTTGACGATGTTCTCTCTCTTCTCTCGCAGAAGGTCAATATGCCCCTGGCCCAGAACCTCAATAAGCCAAAGAGCTGAATCAGCAGGATTGCCTCCAAACCATTGATGACAAGAGAAGCAAAGCGCCTGGGCGTTATCTCCGCACCATCTGATCGTCCTGGCTCTCCTTCCAAATATGTGAGAGCAATGCAGACCCGTTGAGGCTTTCTCATGCTGCTTACCGCATCTCTCGCATTTCCAATCGTTGCGCTCTCTGACACATTTGCTGAACGCTGTATCAGCGGGGCTGATCTTTACTGCCATCTTTTTTCCCTTTTCGGCCAAACAGCCTTTCGTAATTGTCTTCCCATTTCTTTTTGTCCACTGGCCTTGGACTGTCGCCTTTTCCTGCCATTATTCGCACAACCCATAAATACTGTGACACATGGACGGCTCTTCATAGACGCTGATCAGGTCATACTGCACCTTGCCTCTGGTGGTATTGGCCCACTCAACCCTGCCTTTGATTGATGCGTATTTTTCATGCTCCTCATAAGACAAGCCTTCAACCTCTTCCTTTCGCAGCGTAAAAAACGCAGCATGATTCTGTTTCGATGCCTCTCGAACAATCGCTTCCCATTCAGAAATCCTTTCTACCTCCTCTGGGAATCGCATTGCGATCTGCCGAATATCTTCTTTCCCGCAAGCAACGCAAGGCATACATCCAACTCTGCTCATTCCCTGGGTATAAAGCGGATTCGGTTTAATCCCATGCTTCCGATGCATCGCAAATACATCTTCAACATCCCAGGAAAGGATTGGCCTCACAAGCTCAGCACCAGTGTCATCCATTTCCCTCTCCGGCAGCTTTGCTCGAGAAGGTGATTCATCTGCTCTGACCCCAACCCATGATTCGACTTCGCCATATTCTTTCAATGCAGGAAGCAAAATCTGCTCATTGAATGGGCCGATCTTCAGCTCCATAGTGCAGAAACGATTGAGCATCGATGGAAACCGACCCTTCCAAATACAGAGATCAAGAAACGGATTGCCAGTTGGATACAAAACAGCCAGGGCTCGTTCAATCTTATCTTCAGAGATTCCATCCTTCCGCCATTTGGTTTGCACCACTTCGCGCTTTCTTTCAATCTGCTTCGAGAAATCTGCTTTAACTTTATTGATCTTTATCCCCAGTTTTTCCTCGAGATAATCCACATATTCATATGTGCTTTCGTGCTCATGCCCTACATCTGCAAAGCCAAGCATCGGGTCGAGTTCTCTTTCGATAGCAAGGAGGGCTGTTGCGGTAGAATCCTTCCCTCCACTCATGCTCACAATTACTTTCGCCATTTCTATTCCTCCCAGATTGGTGGTTCTGATGAAGGCCATTCGACACTGACGCCCAAGCGTTCAGATGTAAACAGATTCATCTGCTCGTAAAGCTGCTGCATCTGCACTGTCGTCAGCTTTGTTGTTGATTCTAATTCAGGAAACATCGCATTCAGAACTGGCCTGATCATCTCTTCCTTCACATTCTCCTTTGTAGGAGCAATCGGCACTTTGATGACTGTCCGCATATCTTCATACCCTGCATCCCTAAGCGCAGCAGCCAAAATCTCAGCGTATTTGTGCAGCGAGCGATTCTGCTTGATCGTCCTTTGCTTCTCTTCAGCCACTGAGCATCTCCTGAGCCTCCAATGAAGGCCAAGGGAGGCATCCTCGATCTGGAGCTGATACCCATTGCTGCGAAGGCTCATGAAACCAGAATCCCCAGGTTCCCTCATAATCGCCATGACGATGCTTTGCAATCCGAATGAAGCCTGTAGGCTCCTCGATATTATCCTCGAGATTCATTGTCCGCCTGGCAACGATAATCACATTATCTGCAAGATCGGTGATCTCTCCAGCGCCTTTGATTGAATGTTTGTCTGGGACATCAGATTCATTTGCGAGCTTTCTCATATGCACAACCAAATGGATATGAACGCCCTCATCTTTTGCCAGAGAAGTGAGCCTGTCGACGAATTGCTTCTGAGAATTATAATCATCAACGCCTAGCCCGCACTTGACCAGGCTATCAATCATGATGTGCTTGATCCCCAGCTCTCGAGAGCAATATCGAATCATTCCGAACAGCGCTCGCTGCTGCACATTGCCGACCTGGTTATAAAGCCAAATCTTCCCGTAAAATTTTTTTGTGATCCTCTCAGCATAATCGCGAGTAGGGTATTCATTGCCACAAGCCTGGCGAATAATCCGGGCCAATGTTGCCTCTGGCAGCATCTCCATCGAGGCGATGACACATGGCTTATTAAAAAACAGCGCTGCCTGACCCATAACCAGACTTTTGCCGTTGCCATTGACTCCAGCCCAAATCGTCAGCTCACCATCTCTGAATCTGAATTTATCCCAGGTCTTCGGCCAAGGCAGAGTATCTCCTGTTGGATTGGAGTTCTCTGATATTCGGTCGTAAGCTGCATCAAAAAATTCAGTTGCTTGCTGAACTTTCTGGGCGATCTCCTCTGTTTCTTCAAGATAGCGTTCAAAATCGATATCCTCCAATGTGATCCCGTTCATTCCCAATTTATTCCCTGTTGTGTTTCTTTCTTATTAACCCAATCTGCTTTGAATGATCTCCAGCCCCTAGTAACGCATTCTGAGAGGGCATCTTCCATATTCCACCCGGCCTTTTTCGCTTCGCCTTCTATCCGCTTCAAGGCGGTGCTGGTCAAATCAGCTTTGCTCTTCCTGCGATGAGAAATGAAATCACTCCATACCTGATCGGAAACCGATTCAGGTTTCTCTAACTTTGGTTTATGGTTCTTGGTTATTGGTTCTTGGTTAGCATTAGGGTTTGCTTGGGGAGCCTTTCCCCTAGATATAGCCTCCCCATTAGCCTCCCCATTCCAACGCTTATTGGCTCCCCTTTTGCCTCCCTCTGACATCCTCTTATATGAGGCGATTTCTTCAGACACTCTGAGCTGGGTAAAGCCTTCCTCTGTGCGCTCAAAGTATTCATCCAGGATGTCTTGGATGGCTTGCTCATCATCCCTCATGTCAATCAATCTGCTGATTTTGCGAATATCGAGAGGGAGCTGCTTTTCATGCAGATACATCCAGTCGAGCATTCTCCGATAAGCCAGATCCTCATCTTTTGACAGATGCTTGGTATGACTCATGTAGTCGCTTATATGGAAGCGATAAAAATGCATAAAATGCCCCCTCAGTTACTGTTCAGATACGCTCGCAGCTTGTCGACATCCTCAACTAAAGGTCTGCGCGCCTTCCCCCTGGCAATCCGGTAGAGGCGGTGATACGGAATCTCCGTTCGCTGCTGGACTACCTTCAGGTTTTTATCCGCCAATGCGGTTTTCAATTGCTCGAGATCCATCATCTCTCCTTGTGTCATATCGAATCATGCTGATGCAGTTTGCATTAAATGTAAATGATTTGCACAGATAATAAAAAAATTTTGCATTAAATGGAAATTCTATATTACACTTGCATTGTCCAAACGGGACATAAGACGGAGGCAAATTGCCATGCAAAATTATTTCGTAATTGGGACAGATACCCTGGCCCGCAGATTCCAAAACCATCCTGGCCTCGAGGAGTTCCAAGCACCGGAGCGCACTCGCATTCTTTTGGCCACGACTAAGAACAAAGAAAAGGCTGAGCAGATTGCGGAAACTTTGAATGAGGATTTCAACCTCCTCATGAACGTGACCGTTGAAGAAGCTCCTGATCCTCTTAAATCACAATTTGAATTTAAGCCAAGCAGCAACCCAGATGTCGAGGATGATCAATATGTTCTGAAGGCAGATGAGTGTTATCACGTTCAATGCCATCCTGCTGGCTTTTATTTCACCGCCTCATACATCAAAGATATTGGCGACAACAAAGTCATCTTCAAAGATTTCGGCACATACAAAACATTAGATAGCGCCCTTGAAGGCTGCATCAAAAGATGGGAGATCCAAAATGAAAAAAACTGAGCTGACTGAATGGCAGAAAGACTCTCTGCCAATGATCATCAAAAGAGCAAAGGATGCAAAAGATCTGAGAAAAGGGATCGCGGCTCTTGACCATCATATTGGGCCTGAAATTCTTTCTCTGACATCTGCCATCCAATGCTACGCCAATGAAGTGGCTGAGGGTCTTGTGAACGGATATGAGGCATCGATGACTGTCAAAGAGCTTGCTGATCTTGTGCAGTGCTGTGATTTGATCAAAGTAAAGATGCACCCTCAAGTTCCAGATTGGGCGAAAGAATACGTTTCAGAAAATCTCAATAAGGAGGATGAGTCTGATGGGAACAATTGATGTGACCCGGCATCTTAATGATGTCGCATTCCAGGCGCTTGGCGAGGCAGCTCAGCTCTCTCCTGCTGATGCAAAGGATTGGTTTAATAATCTGCACCCAGCAGAGAAGCGCTATTTCAGAGACCATCATGCAAAGCAATATCTGATGATTCTCGAGAAGATCGTCCAACCACAAGAGGCTGCAAACGATGTGCGGGTATAAAGGGCGCGTTGAATATTGCGATCGATGCAAAGAATCATTCCAGGAATATTTGACGACCCGCGATTATCAATGGGACTTGGAAGATGAGGCAGAGGATTGGCTTGGGCAATCTGAAAACCATGATGTAGCTCTTGTAATCGTGGAAAAAGAACTGCGTGATACAGATCTCTATGAATTCTTTTTTGGCAAAAACCGCGAAGAAGTTGTGGAACGCGTCAAGGCGAATGTCTTAGAGCAAGCAAAAAAGCACGTCGAAGACACTGTGCAAGAAGCATGGTGGAAAGTTGACGATATAAATTAAGGAGTCAGAAATGGAAGAAGTTCCTTTCAAAGAGCCCTTCAGGGCAACCCTCGCAGAGAGGTTTCAAATGGGGCGGGTGCAGCCTGGCGATCCATCAGAGATGCCACCTGATCATGACGTTCATCTAGCCATTACAGCGATGAAGCATCTCGTAGATGGCGGATTTTTCGCTGATAGAAGAGATATCGAATGGGGACTTAATGTGATGGTCTCAACATTAGAGCAAGCAGTAACACTCAAAGGGGAGTATGAAGAATGAGCTTATGTTCAATACAGCAGCGCCTGAAAGCGCCCAAGGGTCAGATGAATTCATTTGGCGGATACAAATACCGTTCATGTGAAGACATCCTGGAGGCTGTGAAGCCAATCCTGAAGGATTATAACTATTCGATTGGCGTATCAGATGACATGGTCATTGTTGGCGACCGCATTTATGTCAAGGCGACCGCTTATATCTTGAATGAGGAGATGTCGATTATTGCGACAGCAACAGGCTTCGCTCGAGAAGCTGAGAGCAAGAAGGGAATGGATGACAGCCAGATCACAGGCACAGCCAGCTCCTATGCTCGCAAATATGCATTGAATGGACTGCTGGCAATCGACGATACCAAGGATGCAGATACCAATGAGGCCCATGCACAGACATCAGGGGCGCGTATCAATAAAGAGCAAAAGCAGGACTATCTTGCGACAATCAGGGAGCAGATCGCCAAATTGAACAATGATGGCTTGAAGGAGACGCTCGATGAGCTTGCCCTAGATAAGCCAATGAAAATCGCTGTTTGGAACGATCTCAGTGATGAGCAGCAAAAAATTATCAAGTCATTAACGAATGGTTCTTGATAAGGAGGCCAAGCAACGATGGGTTGCGAGGCTTGTTAAAGCGTATGACCAGGGCGATGTAATTGAACTTCGTCGCCTTGAGCGCTTACTTCAGAAAGATGATGCCATATTCGAGGTCTGGAGCGAGTTATCCAGCAAGCAGAAAACAGGCATTAAATACATGATATTTCATGGGGAGAGAAAACCATGCAAAACGGAAAATTAAAAACCGCCAAGCGGCCATATAAGCCAGGGCGACTTTCATCAGAGGCTTGCAAGAAATTGCTTTATACGGCTTTTGAAGAATATCCAGATTGGTCGAGCAAAGAGATCGCCTCTGTCTATCCGGTTCATTACACCACTGTCTGCAAATACCGGAAGCAATGGATGGCGGAGGCTATGAGCCAGGCTGTTGAAGAAGTAGCTGATGAGACATTGGAGAAGATGAAAAAGGGATATGAGGCAGCAATGCCATCTGAGCCTGTTGATCGCTTCCCTTGGGGATTCGTTGTAGGTAGCATCTCTGCCGCTTTAATCATTTTAGCAATTATCAAATGGGGTTCTGCATGAGTAACGGAGTAAATAAAGCAATTATTGTCGGCAATCTAGGAGCTGACCCAGAGCTGAAAGAGGCAAAGAATGGGAGCCAGATTGCGACCATATCAGTCGCGACATCTGAATCCTGGACAGATAAGCAGGGGCAGAAGCAGGAAAAGACAGAATGGCATCGGGTTGTCTTCTTCAATAAAACAGCAGAAATCGTTGGTAAATATCTCAACAAAGGATCTCAGGTCTATATCGAGGGGCGGATTCAATATCGCCAATGGGAAGCTGAAGATGGCTCTACCCGATACAGCACCGAGATCATGGGCGACAAAATGCAGATGATTGGAGCTAAAACTCCAGAGCAGCGTAATTCTGAAATGGCGAAGGCGGCCTCTTCAGATCCAAATATCGACGATAAGATTCCGTTCTAGGAGAAATCAATGCCATCACTTGGTCACGATTTGACAACAAAGATATGGCTCGCAAAGCAGAAACTGTCAGAAGGAGAAAGAAAGCATCTTGATCCCAATCTGCCAGCTCAGAAGCAGATCGAGCTAACGGAGAATGACCTCGAGATTGCAGCAGCATTAGGCCAAGGAGACCCGACAGCGGGTATCTCCCTGGCGCTTCGCAAATGCATTCAATTTGAAGAAGTCATGTTCGAGATCTAAAAAAAGCCCCTCGCGGAGAGGGGCAAGTCATAAGGGAGTCACAAATGAAAAACATCTGCACATGTATTATCGGTCATAAATTCACGGCTGCATACCTTGCATCAATTGTTTTAGTCAATTTTGCATTCTCAGTGCTTCCAATGATCCAGCTGCCATTCGAACAATCAATCCCGCTTGGAACATTCCTGGTCGGATTCATCTTTGTGATCAGAGATTATGCGCAAAGAGAAATTGGCGGAAAAATTTATGCAGCAATGCTGGCTGGGGTGGCTCTTTCTTATGTCCTGGCAGACCCGTTTGTTGCCTTGGCATCAGCGGTCGCATTTGGCATCTCTGAGCTGATCGATGCCCTTGTATATACATATACGAAAAAGCCAATGAGAGATCGGATTTTATTATCATCAGCAATCTCAACTCCTGTTGATTCAGCGGTTTTCCTTTTGATGCTTGGATTCTTTGATTGGATCGGGCTGATCATCATGATCGCTGTAAAAATGATTGGAGCTTTTGCGGTCTATTTCATAGCCAAAGAATGATCTACCTCAGCGGCAGAAAGACAGAATGCTCTGAAGAGATTGGGGTAATGCTCAGTTATAACGCAAACCATACAATCAATCGCGGACATTCACTCTTCGCAGCTGACAACGGGTGCTTTGCCCAGGCTCAGCGATACACAGACGATGGATTTCTTGCCTGGCTTGATACGCTCGAGAAAGAACATTGCCTGTTTGCGTCAGCTCCAGATGTTGTTGGAGATGCTGAGGCGACCAGAGAGAGAGCTTACCCAATGCTCCAAAAAATCAAGGATCGAGGATTCAAGGCTGCATATATCGTCCAGGATGGAGAGACCCCAGAGATGATCCGCTGGAATGAGCTAGACGCAATCTTTATTGGCGGCAGCACAGATTGGAAGCTGAGCCAAATTGCAGCAGATATTACGGCAGAGGCAAAGAAGCGAGGGAAATGGGTTCACATGGGCAGAGTGAATTCATACAAAAGATTGCTCTATGCCAAGGCGATAGGCTGCGATAGCGTTGATGGGACATACCTGGCGTTTGGGCCTGAAAAGAATACAAAGCGGCTGAAGGGGTGGTTGCGGGCGATTGAGCATCAACCTCTGCTCGAGCTTTAAGTGCCCCCGGCTGGCTAAAGAGAACGGGGGAGTTCAACCAACCAGGGGCTCGATTATTCTACGTCAGCCCTATCAGCCTCACCACTTTTCTTTGTTGGCCCAGTATGCTGCTGACATCTTTCCTTTTGCGATGTTCTTTGCATGTCTGGACTTAAAGGATGCGCGCCTCTTTTTCTCAGCTTCTGTCTTCGGGTTCTTGCCCGCACCCTTCACTCCTTGCTGCCCAAATCGGATCGTTTTTACTTTGTCGCCTTCCTTAGCGACCACAACGTGAGATTTGGTCGGATGATTAGGTGTCCGCTTTGGCTTGTTATAGCCAGAGACCCCAGCTCTCTCCAATCGGCTATCTTTAGCCATTCAGAGCTTCAGCAAGGCATTTGCCAGCCGCAGTGCAAGACTTTGGATCTGGGCATCGTGAGCATGGAGTGAATTCGCCTTTGCGCTTTTTCACCTGAACCTTAACTTTGCTTTTCTTTCCCATCATGCTTTTCGTTCCTCAACGTAATTAGGCACATGTTTCCAGATTTGGCCGCAGCTTATTCTGGAGATGCAACTCTTTGTTACCTCAAACTTCTTTGCGATCTCTTTGTGAGTCAATCCATGATGGATCAATCCTTTGATGAGATACACATCATCCTCTGTGAGCTTTGCCGTATTGTGGCGCTCTCGCAATCTTAACAGGACAACCCTTCCCATAACCCTCTCATGCTTTGGAGCTTTTCTTTTTAGCCTTCTTTTTGCCTCGAGCGACCGTAAGATTTGCCCAGGCGTTAGGATATTTTACACCTTTCCGCTTGCTCATGGCCTTTGCTCGAGCTTTTTGTTGCGGTGTCAGCTTTGCCATTACTTCTTCCCCTTCTTATATCCTGAAGCGTAGATTGCCTTTCCCTGGCGTTCAGCTGCTGCTTTGGTCTTGTAGACCTTCCCGGTCTTACCCCAGCGATAGCCGCCCTTCACCTTCTGAACAGGCATTAGACAGCTCGCATTCTTTGGACAAGACGCTCAGCTCGATTTGTGACCTGGCGATACCATTTGCTGTCGATCATCTGCTCAGCTGCACCTTCCCAATCTCCATCAGCAATACACGCATTCATCATCTTGAACTGTGAGAGCCTAGGTCGACCCATGTTGAACATCATGTTGGCAAGAATGTGCTGAACCTCTTCAGGAAGCTCATAGAAGCCCTTGTAGAGCTTTTCGCACTCAGCAAGGGTAATCGCTACATCTTGCTCAAAACATTCCGCCACGCGCTCTTCTGAGACCTCTGTGCGCGTTCCTTGACCAAATTCAGGATCATCATCCTTAACCAGATGCCCAATCCCGAATGTAGGGAGCCCTAAATGATCGAGATAAATTTCATACTTACAGCCTTCATCTGCCTCGATCTCTAACCGCAATTGCTCTAAATTCATTACTTACCCTTTTTCATGCTCATAATTTTGTCAGCCGACTTCAAGCCAAAGCTGGCGCTGACAGCGATAAACAATAGATATTGATACCACTCAGGGAGCTGGTTCAATGCTGCAAACCCTTCGTTGACCCGATCAATGATCGCTGTGTCATCCATTGCGACAGAATAGGCAACGGCAACAAGGGGGAGAGAAAGAATGATTGAGAAGAATTCGTCCTTCCAGGAGTTCTTCGTGGCATCGGCCATCTTAGATTCCCAATCGGCATCATTCTGGATAGCGTTAATTTTACGCTGCTGGATCGCCTTCTTCTCGTCTGCCTTTCCTTGTAAGAACTCTTTGCCCAACTCCATTGCTGGGCCTAGCAGTAAATTCAGCACTCGAAATCTCCTCAGTTTTCCTGCCACATTTATCGCATCTTAAATGCGGTCGGAGAATCAATGACGCTCCGCATCCTGTCTCATACATCCCCAAAGAGAATGAATACTGACAGCTTTTCATTAGTCATCAGCTGGGGGGATATTCATGATCCCCCATATTGCTAAAACTGCCAGGATGATCGCGGCCACAAACTCCATATCATTCGCCTTTTTTCGCTGCAATTGCGCTTGCCCCAAAGAACGCTGAAACAAGAACAGCAATTGAAGCAAAGTAAGTTGGAGCAATGTCAGCAATCAGGCTCGCTGCCGTAGCAAGTCCGAGCAGATCACATACAAGAATGCCAATGGGATAAAGCAATAAGCCAAATAACGCGAACCAGGCCATCTTCCTGACCGAATCACGCTGAGCGTCAGAATCTTCCATTTTGCGACGACGATCCTCAAGTTCAATGAGAGCAAGCTCATGCGGATCGATAACGCCATTCCCGTTCTCATCGTATTCCTCCAGGATAGACTTTTTATCTGTCATGCCCATACCTCCACTGTGTATGCCTTGTTCATAACCATCTGGCCACGCAAGTCGTAAGTCACTGATTCTATCATTAATTCTCTGGATGGCAGCGGAGAGCCTTTTTTGTCCACTTCGCGGGCTAAAATCTGCGTCTCTGTTACGGGATAGGTTACGTTTGAGAGCATATAGATCGGACTGAATGCAGAGACGAACGCGCTCATTCACTAAGTACCTTTGAGACTAATAAGCCACAGTAATAAGGCCACGGCCCCGCCCACAACACCGAGAACAGCAATGCCAATAGCCACATACAGGAATCCATTCTGGATGGCTTTTTTGCGAGCCAATTTCTTAGCTTCTGCACGTTTGCGCTCGTTCTCTCGCATCTGCTTACGGTTAGATATGAAGGTGCAATAGTCATCCCAAAGACCTGGGCGACCAGCGTATATAAACTGGCGCTTCACCTCAGCTTCGTGACGCTTGATGTCCTCTAAGGCCCAAAACGCCTCCATGTCCCCATCAGCAGCGGACTTCTGAAGCTCTTCCTTAGCATCTGCAAGCTTAGTGAGATCTTTGCCCATCTCGCCAACTGATTGGCAATGACCTGCAAATTCTTTGATTGCGGCCACCGCTTCATTGGCAATTTTTATGGCAGCAATAGCCTCGAAAATCACGGCATAGCCTCCTGTTGGCTATCAATGTTTTACAGACTAAAGCAGCCTTATTACCGTCCAGTGACTATCTGATAGACGGTAAGCACAGCGCCCCAAACAACGCTAACGGTAATAACGATCCCAGCTCCTACGCCTTTCCAGCGGCCAAGATCATGTTTCAATTCTTTAAGGTCATCATGAGCCTCAGTAAGGAGACGCATCATTTCCTCATGGCGAGCTTCTAAAGCAGCGATTCTTTCAACCTCAGTCATCAGAATTTACCCTTCCAAACTCGAAACTTGTCAAATTCTCCAGACATTATTTTACGCTTCATGACCGCCTGGCGTCCATCGTGATCATCCCAGGCAACCCCAGCTTCTTTGCACCACTGTGTGATCAACTGAAGGGGGATCGATCCAACTAGGCGCTTTTCTCCCGTCAGTCCGACTCCAGAATTACGCAGCATTTCTGCTCGCTTCAGCTCTGGATTGACATCATAAGTCTTCTTAATAATGACTTTATCTTCAGAATTATCGTAAAGGATTTGTTCGCCAATCTTAGCCATTACTCAGCAACCTTCTTAACTCTTGGCTTCCTGGTGGCTTTTGGCTTTGCAGCAGCTTTCTTAGGAGCCTCTTTCACAAGCTCAATTCTTGTTCCGTGGTCTTCTGGGCGGGTAACTTCAGCGATCTCGCCTCTGCGATACTTCTTTCCTTCGATGAAGGCTACGCTTGCTGTGATTACATACTTTGCCATTTTCTTATCCTCTA